CACCTACCCCAGTATTTTTATCGGTTTCTTCGGTGGTAGCCTTTACCATAAGTCCTTTACGCTTATAAAAATCCTTCCAGTATTCGGCGAGTGTATCTAAGGCTTTCTTTGTCTTTTCTATTTTCTCGACTGGGTTTGGCCCTAATAACCCATCAACTATCCCCTTACTGCTTACCGATGACATTAATAGACTTTCAGTAGCCTCAATATTTTTTAAAATATCGTCTTGCTCTTTTAACGCTTTATTACGCCTATTTGTAGCGTTAAGGATTTGCTCTTCTTTTGAAATAGTGGCGTCTGCCTCACCACCCGTATTATAACCTTTCGCAGAGGCTATTTCCGCCCCGGTAACTGCAACAATTTTCTTTTTATTGACTTCTGCCTGTAATCTTTGCGCCTCTAATTCCCCTATTTTAGATGCTACCGCCGCCGCCCTTGCATTTTCCATAACCCTATTGGTTAGGTCTTTATATGCACTTGCTGCACCGCCTGCCGCTATTTTTTCAGCGGAAAGATTAGCGAGTATATCAGGATATTCTTTTTTTAATTCTTGTGCGGCCCTTAGCCTATCGGACATTGCCAACGAATGATCGGTAGCCGCATGATACAATAATTTAAGGTTGGCTATTTCTTTCCCCGCATTTTTATCTGTTTCTTTTTCTACTTCATTAAGAGCGGCATATTTTTTCTGAACCTCCGTTAATTTACTACTGAATATCCCCATTGCAGAAGCAGCCGCACCAATAGCGGTAAATGCGGCATTAAATATCCCCGCTATGCCAATACCTGGCACAAGGTAGGCTATTTGCCTAAGCCCTGAGAAAGCATTGGATAATGGGCCGCCACTTGTTTTAATAGCGTTGCCAATCTCGTCAAACCCCTGCTTACCTATATTAGTTGTTTGCTTTAGCTGTACGCCTAATTCCTGTATCCTTCGGTTGTAGGCTTGTACTTTAGCCTGATCCTTTTCGGTGAAAGCTAAAGATTGATATTTTAGAAGTTCCTCTTTTAGATTAAACGCCGATTGCTGCGTTTGCTTAAATGCAGCAATAGCAGCCTTATTATTACCCGTTATCTGTATCTCTAAAACTTCTTTCATCTATGCCTGTGCTTTTTGTGGGGCTTGTAAAAAGTTTACTAATCGCTCAATCTCTGTTTGTGTCAATGGTCGTGCCGGTTCTTTTTTCTCATCAGTAGGCAACGGCCACCATGTAACCATGTCTTTAAATTCTTTCGGCTCAACTACACTCGAATAAATGGTGTGGGCCAATTTCCTTGTCCTATTCCACTCATTCAACTCATTCCTTTCATTAGCCGTAACGTAAATAGAAAAGTCCCGCCATGTCATTTGCCAGAACTCTTCTATCTTCAACCCACACTGTACCGATCTCACTAAAATATCATCCCATGTCGTTACTCTTCCTTTTTTTTTTCGGTTAACTCACTATCCCCAGGCAACGGTGTTACCCCTGTCAAGGTAAGACCAATGACATAGTTAATATAATCAACAAACTGGCTGTTATTAACATTGGCCACCCCGCCTAACTTGTCTATCCAATCGCATACTTCTTCATCACTTACCTTCGCCTTATTAGCCGCTTCATAACCCGCATGAAGGAAGTTTTCAAGCATGGTAAAGGCCTTTTGGTTGGTTACATTTTCTGCCAAATCGGCCAATAATTTAAAGAAATCATCTATGCCTATCCCCATACGGGCGCAAAGTAATTTCATGGCGTATGTACCCCATTTCAGGTTGACGATTTGATCGCCTACTTTTAGTTCAAACATTTGTACTCGTTTTTAGTTACTCTTAATATCCTACATACTCTGCCAATGGTGGCACAGTTACGCGGAAGGTTGCTTTGAATTTCAGACTGTCATTATACGGTGCTTCCAAATCGAATTTCTCGATAAAAACTTCTCCGTAAAAATAATGGTCTGTCGGGCCCAATGCTGCTGCGCCAAACCTGATAGGGAACTTCGTTTTGGCAATGTAAGCGGCATAAAGCGCGCTATAACTGTCTTTTGAAGTGCCGCCCGTTTGGTCAATAGCGATACCGTCAAACTCAACCGATTGGTCAAACTTATCACCCGGGCCATACTTGTTACCGCACTTACTCGAATAATCGATAGCGGATAAAGATCCCGTTAGGTTGTTTGAAGTTCCGCAAGAAACTACTAAGAATGTGCCTGTGCTTCCAATGTCAGCGGATATGACAATGGTTGTGGCGTCAATGTTTACGTCTGTTGGCATGATATTTGGTTTTTATTGTTATTTAATTGTTTTGAAAAATGTTATGTTGATACCTTATTAAAGTTCTGAAAACTGGCTCCGTTTGGTTCAATCCCTGCAAGTTGTTAATACTACTCACCGAAGTATTAACCGTTTGAAAATTTGATACTGGTAAATGATTGAATGTGTTTATTAACTCACACACTTGCTCTGCCACCGTATCACTGTCAATAAATCCAAAGTTGCCGTTTTTGATAACCACATCTACAAGCATCTGGGCCGTCCATTGGTAGGTGCATTTATTCCCGGTTTGTTGAGCGTTTCTGTCAACCGATAACAACACATACGACCCCGTTTCTGTACTCGGTGCCATACCATCATAAACGGGCAATACCGCTGATCCAAGCGTTAAATTCCCGTTTAGTGTGGTGTAATAAGCGTTTGACAAGTATAGTAATACGTTCTTCATTTTGTTATTATCTTTTTAATCCTTGCTAACATTTTAGGGAACTCCTCAAATGCTGCCCTGAAAAAAAATGGTTGCGCCCTCATGTTCACCTGTCTTACCCCCGCACCCTTCCATGTTATTGCAGTATCTTCTAAGCCTGCCGGAATATTAACTAATCCTCCCGTTCCAAACTCCACATACCCGGCGTATTCAGTGTTATTCCTTAAATTCTTATTCAACGGCTTGCTAACATCAAACGTGTTACTCTCCCTCAGTAACCCGGTATCTACGGGAGTGTAAGACACCTGTTTTGCGTTAATTTCCAAAACAGCCTTATCCATTTCTTCATCAACTCCCTTGCTTACCGCTTCAATCTTCCGGTTAAGTGCCGCTTCAATCTCTTTAAAACCTCTTATGTTAAATTGTAATGCCATTTTTACTATATTTGTGATATACGTGTATGCTTTGGTCACTGATTCGTCAAACCTGGCCCCCACCCCTATTCCGAAAGGTTAGGGGTGTTTTTATATAGTGATTCCATACGGATATTTAAAGCCAATTATTAAACAAATAACCACAAACAACACTATCCCAACTGCCAATATTTTATCCCGTTTTTGCATAACACAACACATCTATAAACCTATTAACAGCATCCACATTGGTACTTGAATGAAGCGTATAATCAAACCCATCATACGCTATCAACCAATTACCTTTTAGGTTAGCATTATACCTCATGTAAATACTCACGATATTGTCATAAGTCAGGTTTGCTTCCTGTAATGCCCTGATATTATTACCCGGTCTTACAAAAGCATAACAGCTAATCCAATCATCTTCAGGATAAGTAACAACCTCGTTACCCCTTGTTCCTACGGTAATAGTCGGCGGTTTCAGTGTGATAAGGTTTCTCATCTCACCGACTGTAATCGCTGACGTATTTCGCCGTAGTATCTTCATTATTGAAAAACAGTATTTATGCGTGAATATTTCCTTGCTAAGTTCGCTGCTGCCTTACAAACTGTCCCCTGATCGCTTTGGTCGCCACGGTTCTCATACAAGTAATTTACCTGAAACAAAATCGCATTAACCAACTCCCTGGGGATATTAGTTGATGTGTACCCACAAGTGTATGTAGCTGTGGTCAGTATGCTGTATGGTGTTAATGTCTTTGGGAAATCAAACCCGACCGTTTCCATACTTGAACTATCTGAATCTTGATCAACCCATGTGATAGTACTTGTAATCGGCCCAAAGGGAACCTCAAAACCTTGCTGTGGTGCGAATATCATCGTTTGTGCAACCTTTGAAACCAAAGAAAGTCCTGTGATGCGCTCAATAGCCAATCGTGCCGACGAAATAAACAGGTTAATCAAATCATCCTCGCTCGTTCCAGTAAGCACCCGGCAATACTGTTTTGCAAATGATAAACTCACAGGCTCTTCACTGTAATAGCCGTCCTCACTCAGTTCGTAGTCAACTACATAACTGATATTAGGCGCGCCCAATGTATTGAATTGGTTAACTGATACACTCATATTCCTGTTTTTGTGCCGGTTTCGGCTTTTTTGCTATCGCACAAATTTGTTCCTCAAATATTTCCAATTTTCTATCCGGCCTTAATTCTAAAGCCCGCTTCTTTGCTTTAGCACTCGCTTCCTCATATTCTTTTTTACCCTTCAGCTTTCGGATTGCCATAACCCATTCATTTATGTTGTTTCTGTCACAAAAAATCCCACTTTCTCCCACATTTTCCCTTAATCCAGGTGTATCGGTACTTATTACCGGTATTCCGCTTGCCATTGCTTCCGTTGCCGTCCGTCCCCAACTCTCGTATTTTGATGGCATAATTAGTATGTCCGTCTTAGAATACACACCCCTCATGTCC